ATTGAGTATGGTTCGATCCTGAACTCATAGTCGTCGAATTCACCCTGGCGGTAGTCTGGAGTCCAGTCGGAGTTCACATTGATGCCTGTGTTGCCGACTTCCATAGAGGTCTTCAACTCAAGTGTCTCATCCTCCCACATCAGCCTGCCGAGGTCCAAAATGCACTTGGAGGCAAACGAAACCACCGCCATTCGCATGTCAGCTACGTTCTTTGAAACGTTGCCATGGATCAACTCTTCCTGGCCGAGCGTGCTGGCCTGCTGACCAAGACCACCCATAGCCTGAAGATTTCCAGCAAGACGGTCGTACTCCGTTTGAATGAACGTCGCTAGCGCCATGTCGCGCTGATCAACGCCGCCGCTTTGGAACTGCTTGATTGACTCTGGACTTTTGCCTCGATACCACCCGTTCCGCTCGGCAGTCCTGAGCCTTTCGGCGTCATCCTCCATCCCTGGTGGGTAGACATTGACCACTCGATTGGCATCCGAGTCAGCTTCCATGCGCCTGTGCAGACGATTCTGGAGATCGTGCATTCCCTTGAGGTTCATCGCGGGAGACGTCGGGATGATGTTGTCGGGGGTTTCGCCGAGCGACAGGAACTTGTACGGACCAGCTTGGGATCCCGTCCATGGTCTTTCGATGAGCGGTTCCATGTCTTGCTGGTCGCAAGGCAAGGTGACAATTGTGTTGTTTTCGGCGATCCAGATGTCCTGGAGCCAGATCATGTCCTTGAGATCGTCATCCTGAGCACTCCCCCAGTCCGAAGCCATGTCCCGAGTAGCATCTACCGAATCATGGTGCTCCCTGTTGGTCGGTCTAAGCTTATCCTTGACCTTTTTGTCGTACCCAGGCTCATCCATCACCTTCTCAAAGTCAGCGCGATAGCGATGTCCGCAATATCGCATCTTGCTTAACTCTTTGGCGGTCATATCGAGAATCAAATCGTCAAGCGACACTCGATTGAACCAAGGCTCACCTGGATCGAGCCAAACATCTTCCTCTGACGCGAGAAGTCCGTGAAAGCGAGTGTCCGTGTCACGCATCATGACAACGCCACACCCGAGACAGAAGAACGCATCAAGGACAATCATCCTGAACGTCTCGTCCAAAGCCATGTCGCTAATAAGCTTGGCGAGGTTGACTTCAAAACGCCTTGCGAACGGAAGCATGTCCATTCGTGGAGTCGAAACCAAGACGCTAGGGTTGTTCGCAGCCAGAGCGACCGTGTAGATACGTGCCGTCTGGTTTATCAAGTTGACGAGAGTCTTGTTCTCTGCGCCTGATTCGTTGTACCAAGAGCCAACGTAATCCTTGATCAGCGTATGCCGAACGCGACGAAAAGGCTCCAGAGCATCCCGCGATGAGCGGATTGCCTTGTAAAGCCGATCTCGTTTTTGCTGGTCTTTTAGATCAAACATCTATAGTCGAAATGGTACGGATGATTTTCCGAACGACTCCGACTGGGTTTTATCGCCAGCCTATCGCTTAACTAAGCTTTTTCCAGCTACTTTTTCCCGCTGGATGGGGTCTTCTCGCCTGTGAGCAATGCTTTCGCTTGCGTCAAATATTGAGCCGATTGCGAATACTTTTGTGCGCAGTCCGCATCCTGTTCGTCCGTTGATTGCTGAGTCGCCTTCAACGCCGCCTGAGCCAACTTGTCAACCGATTCGCTTAGCAGACTTGACAGAGAGGAGCGATCCCCTCCATGCGTAATCCACGAATGAGTTGAAGTCAGAGCCGCCTGCGAAAACTTTAGCGATTTGTCTGCATTCTGGCTAGCTCTTGCTTTATCAGCAAGCTTGCCAATCGCTGTCAGTGTCTTTTCTGCGAACTCGTCAGCCATTCTTTGCTTCCTCCAGGTATTAACCTGAGATTCCTTGCTTATCGCTTCAAAACGTCGCGTATTGAGTACATCGGACTGCCGATATCGACACTACGTCGTTCCTGGCGTTCCCGCCATAAGTAACTACCATACTCTGGAGTTTGTCCCGTTTCAACATCGCTGTCAATTTTTTTTCCAGGATTATCGGTAGAAAATACCAACCAAGCACCCGCAGCGGAGATTGCTCGATCGCCGTGATTCTTCTCTGTCGCACCTTTGTTCTTGGTCGGAGCGTGGATAATCCTTCCGTTTTCCCACTCGTACTCGCCGCACTCGACGAGCATTTCTTCGGACCTTGGCGTGTACTCTCCGCTTTCCATCGCCAACGCAAATTGCTCGAACATATCCGCCTTGTCAGCGTCACGGCACGGAAACCCAGCCTTACGACTCTTCGTTTGGGATCCGAGTTGATCGACGTCCCGATAGAAAATGTTGCCGTAGTAGCAAACCTCACGCACCTCCTTGGCGAAACCTCCGGAGACACCCGAGTCTTCCCATCCAAGCAATGCGTTTCGCATCCACAAGCACAATCCGACTACGATGCGAGCAAACGGACGCGGCTCGAGACCTTTGACCGTGTACTCAAGCACTTGCTCGCCTGTCCGATTGTCGATCCCCGATGCCACGGAGTTCGAGGCAAAGGCTCCCACCCCGCCTGACGCGATGTCGCAAGCGATCGTGAATGGACCAAGTGTTGGTCTGTTGTCGATCCCTGGCCTAAACCAGAGCGACAAGGGACCGTTCTCGTCGGGAATGAGACCTTTGAGCTCGAGCGTTTCGCTGTCGAACACCGGCTTGCCTCTCCAAACTGGCTTTTTGCAGTGCTCGCGTTTCATTCGGTCCAACAGGTCCGTGGTGAACACCTTGCCGGCTGACCCCCTGGCGTCCATGTCCAACTCTCGAGCGATGTACCGCGGAGTAGACCCTGGGACCAAGCAATGGGAGTCGTACCAGGGAGATCTCACCTTACCTTCGATCTTGTGTCCCTTGCGCTCGATCGTCCGAAGTTCTCGCTCATGCGACTTGATGTACTTTTCGACTTCCTCTTGCTCGTCAGGGTTGATCGCTTTAACCACCCCATCCTGCTTGACGTAGGCTAATCTGGCGTGCTCTGGGTTATCCTTCCAGTCAAGGGAATAGACTTTCGGGTTGTCCGTGTCAGTTGCCGACTCGTAAAACACTCCCGTATCAGCGCCGAAGGTAGAGCAAAGCACGACGCAATTAGTCACATGCGCAACGCTGGACATGATCTTGTAGTCGATGCCGTTTGCAATGAACTCTTCGGATCCAACTTCGTCAAACGCAAACATCGTCGTCCGGCCACCCCGAGCAACGTCACTCGTTGCAGCAAACCCAACCCATATCGAACCCGTAATTGGCAAAAGAATCGTGTGGTCGTCGATATTCCGCTTGTACCCGTCGAGCATCCACAACGGAAGCTTATCGAGCATCGTGGATAACTTGTTCATTACCGCGGTTGGATCTTTTGAATCCATCATCTTTTCGTTCCGAGTCACCAAACCTGACGAAAAGCCTTTCTCGAACAAAGCTCGCCTGATCTGCGCCCCGAGGTACACGTATGTCCCGCCTTGCGCTCGGCTTTTGGGGATCGTCACCGACACTGGATGCTCAGTGTCCATCGCCTCTGTGATCGCATCATCGATCGCCGTGATCACCTTTTCTTGGTGATTCCATGGAACAAACGGCTTCATCTTGACCTTGGCTCGCGGCTCATGCACCCACAGAGCGAACGCGAAGAAGAACAGCACATCGGTTTCGCAGGCTTGTAGCAACGCATCGCGGAACCGCTTGTCGGTCAAGGCGCGCTCCCTGCATCGGATTCGCCACTCCAGGTTCTCTACTGGATCTTTTGGTGCTAGGTCGTAGTAGGACATAACTTCGCGTCAGTAAATGGAAAAAGCCGCGAGACAGGAGTCCCGCAGCTTCTTTGGAGATTTGCTCCCGATGAAAGAGCATGCGTAAGTATACCGAAAGCAAGTCGCATGTCAACTATTCTCCGCAACACTTTTTGTGCTGGTACAATTTTTCATGTGCTCGGCAAGTTCCTCTCGCCAGTACGGATGCCGCATGTCGTAGTATCGCCGATCGACCTGTGCAAAGATCTCCCTTTCAAGCCGTTTAGATTCGGCTTCCGCCACTTCTTGCAGTTCCTTGGTGTTCATTGCGCAACGTAATCCTCGCAAATCGGTGTACCCCTGGCTAAACTGCATGGTCTGCTTTTGGTTGCTGTGCTGCACTCTGGCAGGTAAAACCAGATCTCGGCAGTAACCGGGAAGTCGACGTACCAAAACTCCCAGTGACCACCGATCCATTTCCGATACCATCGAAATCGCTCAATACCCAACAGCAACACAATCGTCGATTCTGGATGCAGCAATCGCTTCATCATTTCCTCTCCAGTGCTTCTCGCATATTCATCGTCTTGAGCCGAGCTCGCAACGTCGATTCTTTGATCTTGTGGGACGTCGCCCAGTCCTTGATCGACATCCGTATGCCGTTGTGCTCTACGCCGCAGTTCCCGCAGGACGACGTGTGACCGCTTTGCAGGTGGTCCAAACGCACCTCAACCTCGTTGCCGCACGAACACTTGCATTGGAACTTGCGCTTGCCAGTGGACGCAACCTCGCTGACTACGGTCAACTCGCCGTACTTCTTTCCTTTTCCAATGACGATCGGTCGCAACTTACTTTCCCTTCGCCTTGAGTTTTGAGGGACTTTTCTTCGTCGAGGAGGTTGCTTTCTTGCAGCTCCCACTG